GCTCGCTCTCTCGGGCAAGGAGTACGATCGCGGTGACGCGCGATCGCAGTGGGTCTTCGGGATTCGCAACGGCAACGATGGGATGATCCGCGCTGGCGGCGTCCTCGCGAAGCGGATGTTCGTGTGCGACAACCTCGCGTTCGGCGGGAGCGAGACGCGCTTTGCGTTCTCGCGCAAGCACACGACGCACGCGATGCGCGACCTCCCGTTCATCGTCAACGACCGCGTGAACGCGCTGCCCGAGTACATCGGTCAGGCGCAGCGGTTCGAGGACGAGATGAGCGGCTGGGACTTCTCCGTTGTCGAGGAGCAGAACGGCATCCCGCAGCGCATGATCCTCAACGACTTCTTGCTGTCGTGCCTGACGGCGGGCGCAATCAACATCAGCGCGCTGCCGCGCATCGTCTCGGAGTTTGATCGCCTCGATGGCCCGAGCGGAGGTGCGGGAGAGAGCATCGCGTGGGAGCGGCCCACGATGTTCCGACTGCTGCAGGCCGTCACGGAGGTCGACAAGGAGGGGTGTCGCCTGCACGCCGTCGAGCGGCGGCACGGCGCGTTCAACGCGATCGCCTCGCGAACGATGCGCCGATGGCCGATGCTCGGCGCGCTGCCCGACTCGCCCGCCGATCTCTACTACAAGCGCGCTGTCGTTCCGCTCAACTAACGCAACGCGCCCACGGTGCGGGGGTGCTCGCACCGTGGGCGCAGTCGCAGAGGAATCAGCGCAGGCACTATACGCCCGCCGAAGGGCGGGTCAAGGTGTCAACAGTAGACAGGCGGCGGTGTCTACTGTTGACACCGCCGCCGCATTCCCGCGTGGGTAGGATTCGCAGCCATGAAGTACCTCACCACCGCTGCGATCGCCTCGCTGCTTCGCGTCTCTCCGAGGCGCGTCAGGCAGATCGCAGACAGTCGCAACATCAAACCGACACGATTCGGCGGCGCTCTCGCGTTCGACAGCGCCGACTTGTACAAGTTCACTCGCCGACCAACTGGTCGGCCAAGCAAGAGGAGAAGCAAATGATCACGGACAAGCAAGAGAACGACAGGCGCAAGGGAGTCGGATCGTCCGATGTTCCCGTCATCCTTGGGCTCAGCCCATGGTCGAGCGCATACGACCTGTGGATGTTCAAGACGGGCAAGACAACTCCAATCGAGGAGAACAGCGCGATGCATCTCGGGACGATGCTTGAGGAGCCCGTGCTGCGGCTCGCAGCCGAGAGGCTCGGTCAGAGGGTCGTGCGCCCGTCCTCGACCTTCGTCGGATGCCAGCCGTACTGCCGCGCCAACATCGACGGCATGATCGGAGTTGCCAAGCGCGGCTCGCCGATCGTTGAAGCCAAGACCACGGGGCGCGCGGAACAGTGGGGCGAGGACGGGTCAGACGAAGTTCCCGAGTCTGTTCGGGCGCAGGTCATGTTTCAGATGGCGTGCGCAAGTTCCGATGTCGCTCATGTCGCGACCCTCATCGGCGATCACGGCTTGCGCTTCAAGATGTTCCGAGTCGCGTGGGATGCGGACTACGGGATGTACATCATGGAGAGGGTGCAGGCGTTTTGGGAGCGGCATGTGCTGACTGACAAGCCGCCCGCATCGATGCCTACAGCGGACGCGGTCAAGCGCATCATCCGCAACGACACAGAGACGGTCATCGGGTCGGACTTGTTCATCCGAGAGCAGGCGGCGAAGCGGGTGCTTGCCGATGCGGAGGCGCAGTACGACGAAGCGCGCGCCGCCCTTCACGCCGCGCTCGGTCAGCATCGCAAGGGGACGAGTACTTGCGGAGCGTTCACTATCTCTGCCTCGACGGTCGAGACAGAGCGATTCGACACCAAGCAGTGGTGCGCGGACAACCCTGACGCGGCACAGGTGTACCGCGTCATGGCATCGCATCAGAGGATCACGGTTCGCGCCAAGGGCGCGAGGAAGGAATCAGCATGAGCAAGGAGAAGACGGACAGCATGATCCCGCAGGGCGGGATCGCGGCGGCGATCGTCAAGGCGCAGGCCGCCATCATCAGCGTCAGCAAGGACAGCACTGTCGACTTCGGTCGCAAGTACAACTACACCTCTGCGGAGGAGATGATCCGCGAGTCCCGCCGTGCGCTGCACAGCGCGGGGCTCGCGCTCGTCCGCAGCGCGTGGCGTCTGCGCGTGGTCGAGTCCACGCCGATCGTGGAGTGCGACTACATCCTGACGCACGCGAGCGGCGAGACGATGACCTTCTGCGACCTCCCGTGGCCTGTGATCGAGGGCGACAAGCGACCGATCGACAAGGCGGTCGCGGGCGCGCTCACGACCAGCCTCGCCTACTTCCTGCGCGACCTGCTCCTGATCCCGAAGCAGGACGAAGCGGAGATGGACAAGCGAGACGACACGGCCCACACGGCGGGCGCGCTCGGCGTGCGCGGCGCGGTCGCGCTCCGCAAGCGGCTCGCCTCCGTCGATGCCGATCAGTCGATGCTTGTCGAGGTCATGGCCGCGAAGGGCGTGACCGTCCCCGAGGACATGGCGCAGTGGTCGCAGGCGTTGCTGCCGCGCATCGACAAGTGGATCGAGGGGCGCGCGAAGACGCTTGCGCAGCCCGCCGAGTGAATGCGGCGCGCGCGGCGGGAACGCCGTGCGCGCCTTTGACATCTCATCGCCCGTGGCAAGGGCGCGACCTCTGCGGAGGATGCCATGCGGAGCGGGCGCGCATCGTGCAGCCCGATGATCAGTTGAAGTCGCAGGGACTTGCCCTACCCTGCGCCGTGCATCAGCACGCGCTCGCCCGTGACCGTAGCGGCTGCAAGATCAGCAGCGACATGGTTCAAGTCACGGCAAGCGATACGCGGCGAAGACGCATCGCGAAGCCCTGCACACCGTCTGCAGGGCTTCGCTCCTCACAGCAAAGACGGTCGAAGGAATCGAAGCACACATGGCAAAGAAGAAAGACGCACAGGACGCGGTCGAGATCAAGCGCATCCCCATCGGGAAGATCACGCAGGACAAGGAACTGCAGCCGCGACAGGCTCTCACGCAGGAGGCGGTTCAGGAGTACGCGGAGGCGATGACCGATGGCGGCGCGCTCCCGCCGTGTCTCGTCGTGTTCGATGGCAAGACCCACTGGCTGTGCGATGGGTTTCATCGAGTCAGCGCCGCGCGCTCGATCGGCGCGAAGGACATCGAGTGCGAGGTCAGGCGCGGCACGCGGCAGGATGCGATGTGGATCGCTGCTGCGGCGAACCTCAAGCACGGCGTTCGTCGGACGAACAGCGACAAGCGCAGGGCTGTCGCGATGGCTCTCGCCGTCAGGCCAGAGTCTTCGCTGCGAGAGATCGCAGATCACTGTGCCGTGACGCACGAGATGGTTCGCACGGTCAAGTCGCAACTGGAAGCCGTGCACGAAGTCGAGCAGACCGCATCGGACGCTGTGACCGAGGCGATTGCAGACGAAGTCGTGACGGAGTCGGACAAGGTCGAGCAGTCGATGATCGCAGCAGAAGCAGCGATCGATGCCGCGATCGATGCCCTCGATGATGCGGCGCGCAAGATCGATGCTTTGCTCGCGACCGATCACGCGCACTTCGTGAACAAGCAGAGCGTGACCAACGACATTCGGAACGCGAAGTCGGCGCTCAAGCAGGCGCGTCCGCACGAACGATGCCCCGTGTGCGGCGGGGACGGCTGCGACACCTGTCGCGGCTCGGGGTGGGTGTCCAAGAAGCAGTGGGAGTTGATCCCCAAGACTCAGCGAGGAGGCAAGTGATGACGGCAGGAATCAGCAGCAGCAGCGGGGCGGCTCCTTCGGGAGCCGCCCTTTCACTTCGACCGTATCAGCAGGAGGCGGTGCAGTCGGCGTTCGACGCGCTCCGCGACAAGCGCAGCGCGCTCGTCGTGATGGCGACAGGGCTCGGCAAGACGGTCGTGTTCGCGGAGATCATCCGCAGGGCGCAGGCGAGCGGCAGGACATGGCGCACGCTCGTCCTCGCGCACCGAGAGGAGTTGATCCATCAGGCCGCGCGAACGGTCGAGCGCATCGCCAAGTGCGATGTGGACATCGAGATGGGCGACCTCCGCGCGGAGGACACGCTGACGCGCCGCGCGCCTGTCGTGGTGTCGAGCATTCAGACGCAGGTCGCAGGGCGCGGCGACTACCGCAGGATGCATCGCTTCAAGCCCGAGCAGTTCGGGCTGGTCATCGTGGACGAGGCGCATCACGCGACCAGCGAGTCATACAAGGCGGTGCTCGCGCACTACAGGCAGAACCCCAACTGCCGCGTGATCGGCTTCACCGCAACGCCCGACCGCAGCGACGAGCAGGCACTGGGTCAGGTGTTCGACTGCTGTCCGTTTCAGTACGGCATCCGCGATGGCATCGCGGACGGCTGGCTTGTCCCGATCAAGCAGCGGATCGTCCATGTCGGCGCGCTCGACTTCTCATCGTGTCGCACGACCGCGGGCGACCTCAACGGCGCAGACCTCGATGCGGTCATGCAGTACGAAGAGACGCTGCACGGAATGGTCTTCCCGACCATCGAGCTCGCTGGCGACAGGCGGTGCATCGTGTTCGCCGCTAGCGTGGCGCACGCTCATCGCATCGCGGAGATCATCAACAGGCACAAGGCAGGCAGCGCGGTCGCCGTCGATGCATCGACTCCGCGCGACGAGCGGCGCAGCCTGTTCGCGGGCTTCGCGGAAGGTCGCTACCAGTTCCTTGTCAATGTCGGCGTGGCGACCGAAGGCTGGGACGATGCAGCACTAGACGGGCGAGGCGTTCAGTTGGTCGCGATGATGCGCCCGACGAAGTCGCGCGCCTTGTACTGTCAGATGGTCGGGCGCGGAACGCGACCGCTGCCGCGCACGGTCGATGGCATCGATGGCGCTGACGCGCGCCGCGAGG